ATAATTTAGATTCATTTACAATTGACGATGAACATTTTGATACAAATGCCCATATACTAATTGCAAATGAATTTATTACACAAATCGGAAAGGAATAACAATGGCAGATTTAAGACAAGCAATCGTACAAGGCTTAATTGAACACGCAAAAGGACATATTGAAAAACATAGAATTAATGTTGAAATCCTAATGCAGAATGCGGCGGGTGTTGCAGAACATCCTGATACTTTAGAGACTATTGAAAAAGAACTCAAAATTATTGCAGAATATGATGATGAGATCGAGATGCTCAAAAAGTATTTCTAAGTGCATAATATACTTGACAAAAACCTAAATAAAGTATATAATGTAAACAATAATAGACATCCACGTCTATAACTCGGAGAATGAAATTGAAAAAGACATTAGAAGTAACAAGAAGACTGCAAGACGCAAAGAAGCGTTATTGGGCAGGAGATAACATTAGTGAGTTTATCTATGCTGGTGAAAAAGATCAGTTAATTGATGAAGCAACTGAAGCCTTTGAAAACGTTTTAGATACACTAATTATCGATAGGCATACAGATCCTAACTCGCAAGGTACAGCAAGAAGACTTGCTAAAATGTATTATAACGAACTTATGCAAGGACGTTATGATCGTATTCCTAATGCTACAGCATTTCCAAATGATGGAGAAGATGCATACACAGGTATGCTTGTTGTTAGAAGCGAACTTAGATCTGTTTGTTCACATCATCATCAACCAGTAACAGGTGTAGCATATATTGGTGTTATTCCTAATGGTAAAGTTATCGGACTTTCGAAGTATACACGCATAGCACAGTGGTGTGCAAGACGTGGAACATTGCAAGAAGAACTTGCAAATGATATTGCACGTGAAATCGAAAAAGCCACAAATGCAAAACACTTAGGTGTTTATATTCAAGCAACACATGGTTGTTGTGAAAATAGAGGCATTATGGCACATAGTAGTCTAACACAGACTACAGTACTTAGAGGATCTTTTAAAGACGATCCGGGTACTAAAAAAGAGTTCATGGATAATATTAAATTACAACAGGAGTTTGCACCAAGATGATAGATGAAGGACCAATGAAAACACATATTGAAAGAAGCAAGGAAGGTGTAATCAAAGCAGAATACACTACCTACACAGTTAAAGATGGTGTGCTTGTTAAAGATACTACTATTAGACAGTATAAGAAGAACGGCGACTATAACGATTCGTATATTAACGAACCTTTAGTACAGGTGAAATAATGAAACTTAGATATTCAGAAGCATTTTATAGTGTACAAGGTGAAGGTAGATTCGTAGGAGTACCAAGTGTGTTCTTACGTACATTTGGTTGTAACTTTCGTTGTATGAATTTTGGATTGCCGAGAGGTACTCCAATGAGAGAAACTGGTGTTAAGTATAACCCAGAAGTTAAAGAATTATTAGACTCGGGCATAACTGATAAAGTTGCAAAGTTTGAAGACTTGCCTATTATTCACACAGGCTGTGATACATATGCAAGTATCTATCCTGAGTTTAAAAAATACATGAAGGATCATACTGTTGACGAAGTTGTTGACTATGTTCTAAGTTTGACTCCTGAAGGTAAATGGACGATGGATAATGGACAGGATGTTCATTTTATACTAACCGGTGGCGAACCGTTGCTTGGATGGCAACGACTCTATATCGATTTGTTCGAACACCCAAAGATGAAGGACTTGAAAAATGTTACGTTTGAAACAAATACAACTCAATCTCTCAGAGACGATTTCAGAGATTATCTCGGATCTCAAGACAGATTCGAAATCACTTTTAGTTGCTCTCCGAAACTTTCCGTATCAGGAGAGTCTTGGAATGATGCTATCAATCCTAAAATTGCTCGTAGTTACTACGACGTACCTGGTAGTAATATGTATTTCAAGTTTGTTGTGGCTGATGAACAAGATGTGGACGAAGTTACTAAAGCAGTTAATGAATATCGCAAAGAAGGAATTGATTGCCCTGTATATGTTATGCCTCTCGGTGGTAGGTCGGAAGAATACAAACTCAACACACGACGAGTCGCAGGATTGGCAATGGAGCGAGGGTGGCGTTATACCCCCAGACTACACGTCGACATCTTCGGCAATGCATGGGGAACATAAAATAAAAACAATAGATCGCTTAGATGAAGCGGCGAGAAAGGCTGGACTATGATGGATAAACTTAAAAATATGTTTAAGAAGAAAGAAAAAGAAACAAAAGAACTTTCTCATCGTGACCTAATGATGAAAGAGAAAGAAGCGGCAACTAAGGCTAAGAAACCTTGGGTTGGTGTTCTTGATACACAAGTTAATAAAGAAAATATTAGAAATGGATTCTTTGAACTTGATTGGAATAATGAATTTATTGAACAACTGCTTGATGCTGGATATAAAGGCGAAAGCAACGAAGAAATCGTTGATATGTGGTTTAAGGATCTTGCAAGAAATGTTCTTGCAGAAGAAGGCCAAGACCCTACAAGAAATGCAGGATACATCAATACAAAAAATTTAGGTGACGGAAAAGCGGAGGTTAAGTAATGTCGTTAGTAAGAATTAAGAGTTATCACCCATTAACAGAGTTTGCACCAAGTTGGAATATTCCTCTTTGGTTAACAAACTGGACTGACTTAAACCATGTTGATTCTATTCACAAATGGATTGTTGATAACGAAGAAACAATTCTTAAAGATTATGCGTATACAAATTCGGGCGGTACTGGTTTAGATGATAACCATATTACTACACGTTTTGGAAAATACAATCTACTTAATCAAGACCTTGATTCATTTAAAGAGTTACTAACGTTTCTTAGATATTCGTATCTTGAATATGTTCAGAAGCAACAATTAGAATTAAAAGACTTGCAAATTGTTTGTTGGGCAAATGTGTTACGTAAAGACGAAGGCATGGACTCACACGCACACGGTGCTCAGCCAGATTCATATCTAAGTGGTAATATGCATTTTGACGATTATCATACAAGAACTGTATATCATTCAACATTTGATCCTGAATCAAAAATTGCACTACCAAATAAAAAAGGTGGTTGCGTATTATTTCCAAGTTGTACACCACACTACGTTGAACCGCATACACGCGATGATCTTCGAGTTAGTGTAGCATTTGATTTGAGACTTACAAACAGTTTTGATCATGAAGAATTTAATGCTGTTCCTTTTATGAACAAAGATGTATTGACAGAAATCCAAGAAAAATCAAAACAACAGGTTGACAATACTGATAAGAAGTAGTATAATAATACTATAAATGAAAGTTTTTAAGGATTATAGTACATTATGACATACATACTTGTTGACACTGCTAACACTTTCTTTCGTGCAAGACACGTAGTACGAGGTAACCTTACAGATAAAGTTGGTATGGCTTTTCACATTACCTTGAACGGTATTAGAAAAGCATGGCAAGACTTTGATGGCAGTCATGTTATATTTTGTCTTGAAGGACGTAGTTGGCGTAAAGATTACTATGAGCCTTACAAAAGAAATAGAAGTGATGCTCGTGCGGCACTAACTGCAAGTCAGCAAGAGGAAGAAGAAGTATTCTGGGAAATGTTTGACGAGTTTAAAGAATTTGTTACAAACAAAACTAATTGTACTGTTTTACATCACCCGCAACTCGAAGCAGATGATTTGATTGCAGGTTGGATACAATCTCACCCTAATGACAATCATGTTGTTATTTCAACTGACGGAGACTTTGCACAATTAATTGCTCCCAATGTAAAGCAGTACAATGGTGTACAAGATGTAACAATTACTCATGAAGGTTACTTTGATAAAAAAGGTAATCCTGTAATTGATAAAAAAACTAAAGAGCCTAAGCCTGCTCCAAACCCACAATGGTTATTGTTTGAAAAGTGTATGCGTGGTGACACAAGTGATAATGTGTTTAGTGCATATCCAGGTGTTCGAGTAAAAGGCACAAAAAGTAAAGTAGGCTTAATGGAAGCATTTGAAGACAAAGAATCTAAAGGCTATAACTGGAACAACTTAATGTTACAACGTTGGGTTGATCACGACGGCAAAGAACATAGAGTACTTGAAGACTATCAACGTAATGTAACACTTTGTGATTTAACTGCACAGCCAGATGAGATTAAACAAATATTAGCACAGGTTATTGCAGATAATAGCAAACCTAAAGAAGTTGGACAAGTTGGTGTAAAACTTATGAAGTTCTGTGCTAAACACGAACTTAATAGAATTAGTGAACAAGTACAAAGTTACAGCGAACCGTTGAATGCAAGGTACGTCTAATGGAAGTTATTTGGCACATATTGTTAACTGTATGCTTAGGATCAACCTGTTTAGATCAAGATGTTCAATGGTTTGATTCGCAAGATGAATGTTTAGAGATGTTGCCTGTGTATAAAGATCTTCCAATAGATGGTGACTGGGATACTGTAAAATATGAATGTAAACCAATAGGATCATTGTCAGCATGAACGAATTAATGGACGAAAATTACTTAGATGCTTACGAACTGATAGAGTGTCCAGCAGAAGAAGTAAAAGAATTTGTACATTCTTTACCAATAAATTTAGGTAGACCTATACCATCAGATGAGTGGTATAGAGAAGATGTTGCTAAACAAATTGGCAAGTTTCTTGCAGATTTACCTGTCCAAAATATGTCAGTTGACGAAATTGTGAAGTTAAATAACTTAGCAAATATGCCTGAAGATTTATACACACTTCAGACTATAGAAGCAATAAAAGGTCAAGAAGGCTACAAAGAAACCTATATTAAAGAAATGCTTGATCGTGATAAACGTGATTTTCGCGAAAGAGAATTTTCTTTAGAGACTATTATTGAAGCAGTCGAAACAGGAAGTTGTAGACCTGTATTAGTTGTAAAACTAAACAATGGTCAATATGTTATTGACGGCAGAACAAGATTGTATGCGGCAATTGCCGCTAACAAAGATGCAAAGGTAATTATGGTAGACGATAAAAATTTAAAAGAATACTTAGGAGGTGTATAGATGACAAATTTAAAAGCAAATCCAATTGTGGCAGGTAAGTTTTGGATTGTTGAAGAAGACGGAGAAAGAATTGGTACGCTTTCTAAACAGGAAGACAAATCCTTTATGTACTGTTGTAACACACATACAAAATTTTACGAAAATGAAAAACAACTAACAAGAGATGTTGACATTGAATGGGGCATCAAAGATGCTGAAGTTGTAAAGGCAGACAAAGAAGTTCACAGTTTTAGAACATCTTGTGTACCACATAATTCAATGTATGATGTTAAACGTAAACTACCGTTGTTTACAAAATCAAAAAAATCAAAAAGTTTATACTGTGCAGGTTATTACATTATTAGATTTGAAAAAGGTTGGGTAAGAAGTTTTTGTCCTAAACTTGTTACTATTGAAGGTTATACTTCTAAAGGACCTTTTAAAGATGAATTAACCATGCGCCAAGAACTTAGCAAGGCAAACGCAGATGACAAAAGAGCCGATTAATACATCACCAATTGAAACATTTATTCAGCAGGTAAAATCTGCTGATTCATCTCAAGCAAAAGAAGTTAAACTTACTATTCAACAAGCAAGAAGTCTTGCTTTAACATTAGGTCAAGTAAGTGCAAGACTGCACGGAGACTTAGAAAAGTTTGTACGAGATAATGCTGTAAAGGCAGAACAAGAAGTAATCAACGTCGAAATGGACGGTGGCGGTTTTAAAGAAGATTAATGCAAATACAAACTTTGTTTCAAACTGATATCTTTAAAGCAAAAGTTGATACCCACGATCAAATTAAAACATTCTTTACTGCAAACATAGAAAAAGAATTTATTAACAAAGGTCCTAACTGCGACTTTTGCAATGTATACAGCGACTATTTTCCAAATGCTATTGCAGTAGACTGGGAAGATATTCTACCTAAATACGAACAAACCTTAAACAAATTTATTAGTTTTTACGGTTACGACACAGATAAAAACGACTGGAACATAGGTGTTGATGCTTGGTATAATATAACAGGTAAAGGCGGGTGGGGTGAAATACATAATCACTTGTCAAGTCCTCGTACAATACAGGTATGTGCAGTACACTATGTTAAGTATGATCCTAAACTACACGCACCAACTATATTCTATAACCCCTCTGCAGACGGTATAAGAAGCACTCAACCTACACCTATTGCGGATAAACTGCCTGCAAAATACCCTAAAGAAGTAATGCAAGTAGATGTAGAAGAAGGTGATATGATCTTTTTTGCACCGTATTTAAACCATAGTATTCCTGTACAACACAGTGCAGAACCACGAATAACAACTGCTTTTAATATTACAATTACCGAGAAGTAGAGATAAATATATACGTAGTTTATTATGAGGACACGTATATATGAGCAGACCTAAACCTAAAGTACTGTTAGAATACATAGATAAAAAGACATATAAGTCTGACCAAATCCTTGCGGCAGAGGCTATATGGGCAGTATTCTATCAAGGTAAGCCATTTAATTTAAAAACTCAAAATTCACTATCAAGTTTTCCTGGACCTAAGTATAAGAAAGTTTCTTTTTCTAATCCAGGACACGCACACAATCTTGCTAAAAAATTAAACACATTATTCAATACAACTGAATTCAATGTAGTTAAATTAGACAAGGGCGATGTAGTCATAGAGGGATAAGCAATGTACGAATATAAGTGTAAGATTTTACGAGTAGTCGACGGCGACACTGTAGATATTGATATTGATTTAGGTTTTGGAGTTTGGCTTAAAAAAGAAAGAGTTCGCATGATGGGGATTGATACTCCAGAATCAAGAACACGAGACAAAGAAGAAAAGAAATTTGGATTAGCGGCAAAAGACTTTGTAAAAAGTAAAATGCCAGTTGGAAGTATGCAGATCTTAAAAACTGAAATAGATAGATCAGGTGAAGATAAAAAAGGCAAATTTGGAAGAATCTTAGGAGACTTCTTGTTTGACGATGAAAGACTTACAGACATGATGGTGGCTGAAGGTCATGCAGTAGCATACTTTGGCGGAAGTAAAGAAGAAATACAAATGAAGCATATGGCTAACAGAGAAAAACTGTTACGCGAAGGCAAAGTAAAGTGAACTGGAAAGAAACCTACACAAAAATTTTCCTTAAACAAGCAAACATTAGT